CGTGTGTAACAATTACATTAGGACAGCTATTGGTTCTTTTATTTGTAGGGATAATATAGAAATGGCTGGCAAACTAAGAAAGAATATGTACTCTTTTGGCTCTGATGATGTTTCCTTATATCAGCAGAAGATACATAGGAAAAAGCCAACTAGAAGAGAATTCCTATTTGCTAAATACGTAGCTCAAGGCGATGGTATTGCTGAAGCGTTTATGAAGGCATATCCAACCAATAACGAAAAATATGCAGATTATCAAGGTAAAATACTATTAAGTACTGAAAGGATCAAAGGTTTGATTAGAGAAGAAGTAGACAAGGTCTTACATGAGGCTGAGATCACACCGCTTTATTTACTTGAAAGAATGAAAGAAGTCGTTGATAATGAAGGTTCTCAAGATAAAGATAAGATACAGGCAATTAAAACATTAATGCAGATTAGTGGTATGATGGAGACTGAAAAGAGAACTGAGTCTGTTACATTGTTTCAAGGATTTACAAAGGATCAATTAAATGCTATCCAAGGCGGAGATTCGAAAAAGCTCATTGAGGCTTCGAGAGAAGTTGAGAAATAGAGACTGTATGATTTGCAATTTCCCAATGAGGAAATATGCATCTATATGGTATAATGCAAATAAAAATAATTTTTCGGTAGAATGTTCCGAATGCTTCTCATCGTATGATGAGCATTTTGAAATCAAGATGCCGGGATTAATATTTAATTATGGAGAATCGTAATGAAAGAAGTAAAATTTGATCTTGTATTGCAAGTTCATGATGAGTTAGACAAAGAAGAATTAGCTGATATGTTAAAAAGATATCTTATTAATAATCAGACTGCTAGTTCAATCGTTCAAAAAGTTATTGGTGAAAATGATGCCCCAGAACATTTTAATATATCTTCTATGGGATTAGCTGAGCAAAAAGTTGTTAAAGCAAATAAACCCAAGAAAAAGACAAAGGCAAAGAAATGAAATTAGCTGTTTACGGTACACTTCGAAATGGAGATAATAATACTGGTAGGGTAAAGAATACGTCTTTAGTATATCCAGGCCACCAAAGATTCCCAGCTATGATTCAAGATTATAAGGGTAAAGGAACAGTGGTTGAAGTTCATGATGTAACTAGTGAAGATATAGCTCAATATGATATGTATGAAGGTATTAATATTGGATTATACGATAGGGTAAAGGTTGATGTTGAATTAGATTCTGGAGATAAAGAAAGAGTTTGGGCATACGTTGCTGGGCCAAGGCTTTTGAAGATGGTCGATGTGTTTGAAGAAATTCCAAATGGAGATTGGTACGATAGAAAAGTTTAATATAATTCCGAACGATTTAGATGAAAAAGAGAGAGTTCTTAATATGGTATCTCAAGACTTAGTAGCTTTTGGTCAATTATTTTTACCAGAAGACTTTATGAAGTCTAAGCCAGCTCCTTTTCACCACGAGGTTGGAGGTCTTTTTTTAGATGATACTATAAGAAGACTTTGCCTAGTGCTTCCCAGGGGTCATACTAAATCTACTATGGCTAAAGCTGCTCTTCTTCATAAAATATGTTTTAATCCTCAAGGTAAGAATGAATTTGCTGCATGGGTTTCTGAGGAGCAAGGGCAGGCGGTAGATCATCTTAAGTATATTAAAAGTCATATAGAATTTAATCCTGCATTGAATTATTACTTTGGTGATATGGCTGGAACAAAATGGACTGAGAAAGAGATTACAACCTCTAAAGGTGATAGGATTATAGCTAAAGGAACTAGTCAAAGACTTCGTGGTCGATCAGAACTTGGGCTTAGATATACAAAGATTATACTTGATGACTTTGAGTCTGAGTTAAATACAAAGACTCCTGAAAGACGCAAGGAAATTAAAGAATGGCTTATGTCTACAGTTTACCCAGCGCTCGAGGAGTCAAAAGGAAACGAGGGAGCTATATGGTTAATTGGAACTATTGTTCACTATGATTCTGCATTGCAAGGAATATATGATGGGTATCTAGAGGCTAAAGAAAGTGGTGAGGATTATACTTGGGAAATGGTTTTTCATAGGGTAATAGAGAATGATATTCCATTGTGGCCATCTTATTTCCCAAAAGAAAAAATAGCTAGGATAAGAAAAGATTATGAGTATGTTGGGCAATTACATAAATTTGCCCAGGAATATATGAATGATGCTCGTGACCTTGAAAGTGCAAAGTTTAAAATAGATAAAATAAATTATTATGATGGTCAATTTAAAGCAAAAAATAACCAAGCATATATTATTACGAAAGAAGATGCAATTCCAGTCAATGTATATATGGGTGTTGATTTGGCTTACGAATCTTCCGCCCAACATGATTACCAGGTTATTTTGGTTATTGGTATTGATAGCGATAAAAATATCTATGTAATAGATATTTTCCATGAGCATATTCCTTTATATGATATGCCAAGAAAGATATTTCAGTTTGCTAGAGAATACCAACCGATAAGAAGGGCAAATGTAGAGCATGTAGGTGCTCAAGGTATTATACGTGATGCTGTGAATGAGCTTTCTGGTAAAGATAGAAAGATGGCTCCTGGAATAGCAAGGGGAGTAAGACCTCCAACGGGAATTAAAAAAGAAGATAGGCTTGAATCTCTATTATGCCCAATTGTTAATAGGAGTAAATTATTTATTAAAAAACAACATAGCGATTTGGTTGATGAAATGTTTCATTTCCCAAAAGGTAAGAATGATGATATACTTGATGGCCTATGGTATTCGGTTATAAATGCAAGATCGCCAGTAAGTAGAAAATTTGATGCTGAGAATTTTGAAGAGACAATTGAGGAGAAGAAAGAGTTTTTAGGTAGAAAAATACTTAGAAGTTGGGTTACAGGACAAAGAATATAAGAAAAATATTAAAAAACACTTGACAAGTGGTACATTAAGCCTTATATTATATTTAAGGCAAATTGTATTAATTAGGAGATCTTAAAATAGCTAGCGAAAACAATAACGTCGTACAAGACGAAGCTCAAAACAATTTAGACCTTTGGAGAAGATGGCGTGATGCGCGTGTAGACTGGGAAGTCGAAGCCAGAGATGCTATTGATTTTGTCCTTGGTAATCATTATACTCAAGACGAATCTGATGCATTAAGCGCAGTAGGGCAGGGTGACTTTATTATAGATAGAGTCTATGCAGCAGTTGATAAACTGAAGTCACTTTTAACATCTAAGAATCCAAAGTTCTCTGCTATCGCAAGAGAAGATTCTGATAGTAAAATAGCACAAGTGTGGAAAACTATTCTTGAATACTGTTGGGATATATCTGATGGCGATACAGAATTCAAACAAGCTGTGCATGACTATGCAATATCTGGGATTGGGTATTTTTATACTTATATAGATCCAGAAGCTGATTATGGTCGAGGTGAGGTTAAGTTTACTCATGTAAATCCATTTAGAGTTTACGTCGACCCAGCTGCTAGAAGCAGATACTTTACTGATGCATCTGCTATATTGCTTTCTACAATACTCACGAAAAGCCAGGTAATAAGCCTTTATCCAAAAATAGAAGAAGTTATTGACGATATAGATACAATGACTAATGAAGATGATTATCCATCTTCCACACTTAAGAACTCCTCGCAATCTTTTACGCCAGATGTTGTAAAAGATAAAGATAGAGCTGGCTATGAAAAATATAGAATAATAGAAAAATTTGAAAAAGTAAAGATTCCATTCTACAGATTGTTTAATAAGCAAACTGGGGAAGAGAAGATTGTTACCTTAGAAGAATACCAGTCAATATTGGAAGACAGTTCTCATTTATTAGAGTCTGGTCTGATTGAAGCGGTAGAAATATTACAAACACGTATCAGGGTGGTTGCTACAATGGGTCAATATCTTCTATACGAACAATTACTTAATACTGATATATATCCTATCATCCCAGTTCCAAATATTTGGACAAATACCCCATATCCAAAATCAGATGTGATGAAAGTAAAAGACTCACAACGTCTTTTAAATAAATTGTTTTCATTAACATTAAGTCATGCGCAAGCATCAGCTGGTCTTAAGTTGCTTGTTCCTGAGGGAAGTGTTGATGATGTCTCGCAATTGGAAAAAGATTGGGCTAATCCGAATGCTGTTTTAGAATATAATCCAGAATTTGGAGAGCCACATTTCCCATCACCTCAACCATTGGCTAATGAATTTTATCATTTAATAGATAGGGTAGAACATTATATAGATTTAAATTTTGGTATTCCAGAGTTGATGCAAGGATTTCGCGACAAAGCTCCAGATACCGTTCGCGGTACAGCTATGCTTTCCGAAATGGGCGAAAGTCGAGGAAGGTCTAAGCTTAAGGATATAGAAGCAAGTCTAAATCAACTTGGAAGATGTATATATAATCTTGCAAAAGGTCATTATACATTCCAGAAAACTTTTAGAATCGTGCAACCTAATAACGATCTTACTGAATTTGCAGTAAACAATAGGTTGTATGACGATAAGACCAACGAGCTAACTGCAATAGATAATGATATTTCTATAGGGCAGCATGACGTTCGTATAATATCAGGTTCAACATTACCCTCTAATAAGGTAGCAGAATACGAAATGTACCTTGAGGCTTATAAGTTAAACTTGGTAGATGATGTCGAGGTCTTGAAGAAAACCGAGATCTTTGACAAAGAAGGCGTACTTACGCGCAAAGGTATGATGGCGAAAATGCAGTCGTACATCCAACAACTTGAAGGGCAAGTGAAGGAACTCAAGGGTGACTTGCAGACAGCAGACCGTGAGGCGGTACATGCTAAGAAGCAGGTTATTACTGAGAAATTCAAGAGTGATTTAAACGAAGTTGTTTCTGAGGCTAAATTCAAAGAAAGAGCTAAGATTAATCAATTGGAAGGTGTGATTGATAAAGCGCAAGTTCGTGCCGAAGCTGCGTTGAAAGTAGATAAGGCGAATAAAGGGAGTTCCTCTAAGAAGGGGAGCGCACAAGCAAAACGATAATCATAGGTTAAGCTTCTTCGGGATATCGCACGGTATTGTCCGAATATAAGAAGAAATCTAAAGGAGGTTATATGGAAGAACAAGTGCAAGAAAGTGTAGTAGAAGCACCAGAGGCAGGTGCTGCTGTTAATACAAGAGAGGGCTTAGATGTTTCTATGCCTGATGTTGAATTGGCTTCAGATGTGCCAGATGTGCCAAATGTGCAAGAAGCTGTAGTAAATGAGGCTAATAAAAGACCACCTAATTTAATTACTAAAGAAGGTGATGAAAGCCAAATAGACTACGGTACTGACTGGGAAAATGAAACTCGTAAATTTCAGTCTATGTATGATAAACAGAAATCTGATTACGAGAGTCTTAAATCCCAATATGAAGAGCTTGCTCCGATGCAAGACTTACGAAAGGTTCTTGATGAAAGACCTGATGTAGTTGAGTTGATGAGAAACAAGCTTGAGGGGAAACCAGTTCAAGAAACTATACAACAACAGGATGATACTGATACTGTTGATGAATCATCTTTTGACCCGTGGGAGGCCTATTACAAGCCTGAGTCTCCTTCGTATAAAATGAGAATGACTCAGGAAAAGGCTTTGGTAGATGAGGCTGTTGGACAACATATGTCTCAACTTCAAGGTCAAGTTGCGTTGCAAAATTTACGCAATGAATTGTCTAGCAACTATAACATGCAAGATGAGAAGGATATAAATGAATTTATTGAATTTGCAACTACACCAAGAGATCAATTACCAATGGATTTGTTAATTGACGTGTATCGTAAATATTATAATAAAGGCTCGGATAATGTTTCTCCAAACATGGAAGCTGTAAAGGCAACTCAAAGCATCCCTAAGACTGCTGGGATTCTTCAAGGTGGCGAACCACCTCAAAAGAATGAACAGGATTCTGCGTGGGATAGAATTTTGCAAGCAGGGCAAGCAGGGAGAATTCCCTAATTAATATAATCAAATAGGAGGTAACACAAATGGCTGTTACAAGTGGAGTAAAATCCAGTTATGATATCACAGCTGCTGCTACCAGTGCTGGTGTAGGAACCGCTCCTGACCGCAGAAGATTATACGATTTTTCAGATCGAGTTGCCGAATTGGCACCAGAGGAATCGCCGTTTTTTGTATATCTTTCAAAAGTTGCAAAAGTACCAACGGACGATCCTGTATTTCGATTCTTAGAAAATCGTTCCAAAATTGATTGGACTACCCGTAGTTTTAAAACAGCTGCTGCTGTAAATGGAGGTGCTGCTGTTAGCGCAGGAAGTACCTATTCATTTACGGTTGACGCAGATTCTGCTACCGGTGGAACATCTTCAGGCGGAGCTTCAGTAGATTTCCTTGTAAAGGGAATGGTTTTTGCAGT